GTTGGCGTGTCTTCGATTCCAAATGTGTGGAGCAACGGTTTTAATGCCATCCAAGTAAATGGATGTTCGCTTTTTGCTAATGGTTTTAATAATTTTAGCATGGCAACCAATCTTGCTGGCGGCGTAGATGGAGGTAGTGCTGGCGGAACATATGGTTCTAATAGTCCAGCCGCTAAATATCAACAAATACAAGGCGTACATAACTGGTATAACGCCCCGTCTGGCACAATAGGCAACGCTATCACATTCACCAATGCGATGTCGTTAGATTCCAATAGCAATCTCACTGTCACTGGCAATGTTTATGCGCCTATCTACTACGATAGCAATAACTCGTCTTACTACTTAGACCCTGCCAACACTGGCACGGCATTGACGGTGGCAGGAAATGTCGGCATTGGCACTACTGACACAAGCTACAACAAACTGAACATTGGTAACGATAGCGCAAGCTCGGCAACGATAGGGCTTTCATTTACAACTGCGCAAACCGAGCGTGCCGAAATTACCATGAGTGGCGACACCGGCCTGATGAACATTACTTCAGGCTATACAGGCTACGGCGGTAAGATTGCATTCAATGCCAATGGTGGCACTCGGATGTATATCGACACCACTGGGTATGTAGGTATCGGAACATCAAGTCCGGGCGCAAATCTGGAGGTGTCAAGCTCTTCTGACATGTTCAGACTTCGTACTTCATCGGCGCGTGGCGCTGGCAATGGATACTTTAGTTTCTGGGATACAACAGGACGAAAAAGCTATATTGGATACGGAGCTTCAGATGATGCTTTTTATGTCAATAATGAAGTCAACGCTCCAATACTATTTGCGACAAACAGTACCGAGCGTATGCGTATTGCCGCCAATGGCAGTGTAGGCATTGGTGGCGCTCCTGATTCAAGTTTTGCGCTAGATGTCCGTGGTGAAGTACGAATCATCAATGATGTTGGCTCAAATTATGGCGGCTCTTTCAGGCTTTACAATTCAGCAAGTGGTGCGACTAATCCTTCCAAGGTTTTCCGTATCAGCCCAACTGGTACGCTTGAAATTATTAACAGCGCATTTACGGCAGTAAGGTTTCAATTCACGGATACCGGTGAGTTTGTCGCAGAAAGTAACATTACTGGTGCGGCATTTTATGATGTCAGTAATTCCGCATATTACCTTGACCCCGGTAACACAAGCACATCGCTAAATGTCGCAGGCTCTATCTCGCTCCCTAATAACAAGTCATTATTTTTCAGAAATGCGGCAAATACCAATAGTGCGTCTTTTATACTACAAAGTGATGATAACTTTGTAGTCTATAACGCGACAAGCACGCCTATTATGAGTTTTGGTCAAGGAACCTCTCCTTTGGTCGCATACGGCGCAAACTCCAATAACAGAATGCTTGTTAATGGAAGCACAAATGTTATTTCTTTTAATACCAATGGCACTGAAAAGGTTACTATTGATAGCTCAGGCAATGTTGTTGCTACAGGCAATGTCACGGCATATTCTGATATTCGGGTCAAGGATAATATCGAAGACATCACGGACGCGGTTGATAAGCTCAGTCAAATCCGTGGTGTTACCTATACCCGTATCGACCTCGATGACAAAGAGCGCAAGTATGCCGGTGTCATCGCCCAAGAAATTGAACAGGTACTCCCAGAGGCCGTGTTCGATAATGGCAAGGTTAAGTCCGTTGATTACAATGCGACCATTGCCCTGCTGATTGAAGCAGTAAAGGAACAACAAGCACAAATCAACGAATTGAAACTTACCGTTCAACAACTGAAAGGAAACTAAGATGTCACTCACTTATACTTGGAAGCTCTCTGGCCTCAAAAAAGCCAACTCCGAATCCGTCAATGATGTGGTTATTGGAACACGCTGGGAGCTTACCGGAACCGATGAAGATGGAAACTCCGGCTCGTTCAGCGGCGCGACCCCGTTTAACTTGCATCAGGCTCAACCGGAAAACTTTGTTCCGTATGACCAGTTGACTGAAGAAATCGTACTTGGCTGGATTCAGGCCGAAGTCACTGGTGGCTACAAAGACCATATCGATGGCAAAATCATGGAACAGATTGCAAAAATCAAGAGTCAGCAGTCCGATGTCAGCGATGGCGGTTTCCCGTGGTCTCCGGCTCCTGAGCCGGTTGTTGCCGAAGAAGTTCCGCTTGCCCCTCCGATTGAAAATGTTGTTGACCAGCCGCAAGCCTAATGGCCTGATAGGACACTGAAATGGCTCTTCCAGCATCAGGGACAATTACTCTCGCACAGATTCAAACAGAATTTGGCGGCTCCAACCCTGTTGGGTTGAACGAGTATTACAAAGGCGGCGCGTATGTCTCTGTGACTGACACCGCCCCGAATGTCCCTGCGTCTGGAACAATCACCATGTCCAACTTCTGGGGCGCAAGCAAGAACACCTTCACCCCAGTAACAAACACCTATAACTCAGGTTCCGGAACCGAGACTGTGCCTACCGGGGCCACGACTGTCGTTATTAAGACGACCGGCGGCGGTGGTGGTGGCGGTCTTGCAACCGGAACAAACGGCGGCGGCGGCGGTGGCGGCGCTGGATATGCTGAAAGAAGCATTTCCGTGGTCGGAGGAAACACCATGTCTTACTCCGTTGGTGCGGCTGGAACGAACAGGACAACAGCAGGCACTGGCGGAACCGGAGGAAACTCAACCGTTTCAGGAACCGTGTCGGGCGGCTCTGTAAGCATGGCTGGAAATGGCGGCGCAGGCGGCACACAAATTACCGGAGGAACTGGCGGAACAGCATCCGGAGGAACTACAAACACCAGCGGAACGGATGGCGGAAACCGAGATGGAACATTGTCAGGCGATGGTGGCGATTCCGCGCTTGCTACCGGCGGCGTTGCTCCAAGTGGAAATGGTAACGCTCCGGGCGGCGGTGGTGCTGGCGGAAGCCTGACAAACGATATAGAAAGCGGTACCGGTGGTGCGGGTCAAATATCTTTTGCATATACATAATCAACAAGGAACAAACAATGTCAGCCGTTACTCCACAGGAAGTACAAACCCGATTAAGCGCCCACGAAGATGTTTGTGCTGTGCGTTATGAGGGAATTGAAAAACAATTTCAAGGAATAAACGCTCGCCTAAAAAGAATTGAAAGCCTGTATCTGCAAGTTGGCGGGGCCGTAATTCTCTTGCTGATTGGTGGATACGCTTACCTTATCGACACCATCAAACAACTTCTCGGAGGCTGATATGGCAATTCCTGTAGCACTCGCCGCAATCCTCAAGCCACTGCTCGGTAATGGCCTGAATCTTCTCAGCAATGCTGTTGTTGCCAAAGGCAAGGACTGGGTTGAAAAGAAGCTCGGTGTCGAACTGAAGCCGGACATGTCTGCCGCTGAAATCATCCAGCTCAAGCAAGCTGAGATGGAGCATGAAGAAGAGCTGATGCGTATCAAGCTGGAGTCCGACAAACTGGACTTGCAGGAGTTAGACATGATGTTTAAAGATGTTTCTGACGCACGCGACAGAGAGGCGACCATTGCGACTGCCAAGGACGCTCCTCTCCTGAACAAAATTGTGACTCCGGTTTTGGCGCTTGCCATTACTGGCCTCACATTCATCCTGTTTGCGATTGTGATGTTCGACAACTCCGTTGTGGAACCGACACGCAAAGACATCCTGATTTACATCCTTGGCGCACTGACGGCCATCGTTACACAAGTCATTGCCTACTACTTCGGAAGCTCGACCGGTAGCAAAGAGAAATCCGAAGAAATCCGGAGGCTGATGAAATGAGCGCCGTTGACGACCAAGCTGAATTCCTACTGCACGCCGCGACCCTGATTCTCAAGGCCACAGAATTGGGCTTTGTTGTCACGGGCGGAGAATTGTTCCGCACCACGGAGCAACAGCAAATCTACATCAAGACCGGTCGAAGCCGGACGATGAACAGCCTGCACCTTCAGCGCCGGGCCATCGACCTCAATTTCTTCAAGGACGGCAAGCTGACCTACGACAAAAAGGTTCTGGCTCCGCTTGGCCTGTTCTGGGAATCGCTTCACCCGCTCAACTCATGGGGCGGCAATGGCGTGAAGCTGGTCGATACCCCTCACTTCTCCCGTGGCGTTGATAAGCCTGAATGGAGGAGAGTGTCGGATGCCCCTCAGTAAGCTGGAGTTTAAACCCGGTATCAACCGGGAAGTTACCACCTACGCAAACGAAGGTGGGTATTACGCTGGTGATAAAATCCGGTTCCGATGGGGCATGCCTCAGAAAATCGGTGGATGGCAGAATATTACCGTCAGCGCGAATACCTACGATGGCGTTGCCCGGATACTTTGGGACTACACAACCAGTTTAAACCAACAGTTGATGGGCGTTGGAACCAACCAGAAGGTCTATGTCGAGTCTGGTGGCGTGTACAACGACATTACCCCTCATGCGGCCTCACTGACCCTTAGCACAAACCCATTCACGACCTCCAGCGGAAGTCTTTTGGTGGCCGTTTCAGCCACTGCGCACGGCACTGCGATTGGCACCTATGTGGATTTCACCGGAGCTACAGCGGTCGGCGGAGTCACTTTAAGTGGCAACTATGAAATCGTCAGCGTTCCAGACGCAGACCATTACGGCATTGTGGCGGCCAGCGCGGCCACATCGACCGCAACCGGCGGTGGCGCGGCGGTAACAGCCGTCTATGACATCGACTCAGGAACGGCGGCCTACGGCTCAGGACTTGGCTGGGGCGGCCCTCCGTGGGGCTTTGGCGGATGGGGTTCTGGAACCGCAGTAGGCGCACCGATGCGGATATGGTCAATGCTCAACTTTGGGGATGACCTTATCTTTGCCGAACGGGAAGGCCCGATTTATTTCTGGGAACTCGATACTACAACTTGGAGTCCAGCAACGACCCTGAATGCAGAGGCCGATAGCGTCACCAAGTCAACAACATTTGCCACATTTGCTTCTGGTGCTACAACCATTGTGGTGTCGGATGCCAGCTTCCTAAGCACAGGCTCCGTCATTGCTGGTAGCGGAATCCCGTCTGGGGCATATATCACGACCTCATGGAACGGCGGGCAGTCTGTCACCCTGTCCAGCGCCACGACAAGCTCAGGCACGCTGACGGCTGTAACTGCCAGCTATGCCGGTCGCCATATCCCAAATGATGTTTTCATGGTGGTTGACTCCCCTGTAAACAATTTCCTTATTGCCTTGGGTTCAAACCCATACAATCCAACCAATTTCAACGAGCCTTTCAATCCGATGCTTGTACGCTGGTCGGGCCAAGACAATGCTTATGAATGGGTTCCTCAGATTACCAATCAGTCCGGAGAGACCCCGCTTTCGCATGGCTCCTACATTGTCACCGGAATCAGCGCACGCCAAGAAATCGTTATATTCACCAACAGCGCGGTGTACTCGATGCAATACCTTGGCCCTCCATTTATATGGGGTGTCAATCTTCTTGACCAAGACATAAACATTGCTTCACAAAACGCATGCACATCTGTAAACAATGTTGTTTACTGGATGGGTACTGACAAGTTCTTCATGTACTCCGGCAGGGTCGAGACGCTTCCGTGTACATTGCGAGAGTATGTTTTCTCTGACATCAACAAAGACCAGATTGCTCAGGTTGTCGCCGGTAGCAATGAGGGATTCAGCGAAGTCTGGTGGTTCTATCCATCGTCAGGAAGCCTTATCAACGACCGATATGTCATCTTCAACTACCTTGAGAATGTCTGGTCTTATGGAACCCTGAATCGCACGGCATGGTCTGAACACTCGACCCGTGGCTACCCGTTGCTGGCCTTCAGCGTTCAGAACTCATACCTGTCTTCCAGCATCACATCGACCGATACCGTCATCACGCTATTGGATGCAACCTCTTACCCGGCATCCGGCGAAATAATGGTTGACTCTGAGTTAATTTATTATGGTTCCGTAAGCAACAATGTCTTGAATCACTGCATTCGTGGATACAAAGGAACGATTGCAACCTCACATATTGCTTATTCGTCTGCAACCTACAGCGTTCCGAATCAGGTCATGTTCCATGAGGTTGGTTGCGATGACAACTCAACAGGAACTCCAAGGCCGATTGATGCCTATGTCGAAAGCTCTGACTTCGACATCGGTGACGGTCACAACATGGGCTTCGTGTGGCGGATTATCCCGGACATGAAGTTCGTTGGTTCAACTGGTAGCAGTCCGTCAGTGACTCTGACGGTCAAACCGCGACAGAACTCAGGTTCAAACTATACCTCTGGCGATAGTCCCACTGTCACCCGGACTGCTACCTTTCCTATCGAGCAATACACCGGACAGGTTTATACCCGCGTCCGTGGCCGTCAGATGTCGTTCCGCGTGGCCTCCAATGACCTCGGCTCGTCATGGCAGATGGGTGCAATGCGGATTGATGTCCGACCGGATGGCAAGCGATGAGCATTATTCGCGGCATTGCGGCACCCAACCTCCCGAATGCGCCACGGGAGTATGAGCAACGGTATCAAGACCAGTTTGGCAACACGCTGAAGCTGTTCTTCAACACCATTGTCGCAGAGGTCAACGCCCCCGTTGGTCACGCATCATACTATGACACAACAACACAGACGAACCCGGTGGCTGATTCGGTCAACCTGTTCACCTTTGATAGCATCATCAGCGAGTTTCAGATTCAGCGCGGCGTACCGACCTCGAAAATCTTTGTATCCAACACCGGCCTGTACAATATCCAGTTCTCGGCCCAGCTCGACAAAACCGGTGGCGGTGCGACTGCCGTGTACATCTGGCCCCGTATAAACGGGCAGAATGTGCCGTACTCAGCCACAAAGGTAACGATTGACGGCCCGAACAATGAAATCGTCCCGTCTTGGAACTTCCTGCTGGATATGAAGGCAGGCGACTATTTTGAGCTGGCATGGCAGTCCTCGGATACGGCGGCAATCATCTTGGCCGAACCGGCTTCTGGGAACATCCCAGAAATCCCATCCATCATCCTCACCATCACTTATGTTTCACGACTGGATACATGACGACATGAGTACAGGTGACATGATGCGCAGTGTACATACTACCCCGTTGAAATTTAAACGGGCTTCATTCACAATGCAAGTGCCGCAACCACAGGAGTTGCTATGAAAAACCCGCCGCTTAAACATGTCGCCGATAGTTTGGCAACGCACGGTCGCTACGGCGATACGATGCTTGTCCACATGAATCCGCGAGAGGTTGAAGGCATTGCTTCGCTCGTACCGGGCGGCAAGCTGACAATCAATCCCGTCACCGGGCAACCGGAGGCGTTTTTGCCGTTCCTCGTTCCACTGCTCGGTTCATGGCTTGGCTCTGCCGCCGCAGGCGCGGGCATGCTCGGTGGACTCGGCACGCTGGCCGGTTCTGCAATCGGTTCTGGTCTCGCAACGACACTCGCCACGGGCGACTTGGAAAAAGGGTTGATTTCCGGCATCACCGGTTTCGGTCTCGGTTCCGCACTGCAAGGTCTGGGTGGTGCGGCAACCGCCGCCGCTGATGCCGCGCAAGCTGGCGCAACCGCTGGCACCGCTGGTGCCGCTGGAACCGCAGGCGTTGATGCCGCCGCTCAAGCCGCAAAACTTCTTAAAGATGTCCCTGTTGGAGCAGGAGGAGTTGACCAGCAACTTGCAAGCGCCCTTGGACAAACTGGCGCGGCTCCTCAAGTAAGTCCGGTGGATACAGTCAATGCTTTTGAAAACATAGTTCCAAAACAAGCCTTTGATATGAGTCCGATTCCGCCTGTTCAGTCGCAGGGAATTGCTTCTCTTAAAGATGTTGTTCCTCCGAAACCGACATTCGCTGAAGGCCTCAAGGCTCCGTTCCAAAATCCGGGCCAGTTTGTGAAGAACATGACTGACCCGAAAGCGTTCCTGCCGATGTATGTCGGCGAAGGCACGCTCGCGTCTATGCGTGCGCAAGAAGCGTATGAAAAAGACATGAAGAAAGTCGGTGCCGATGAAGAAGGCCAACGCTCTGCCGCGAAAGAAGGCATCCTGCGTGCGCTGGAGCGCGTCCGTACCGACTACGGCATGTTTGCCGGTGGTCAAGTGGATTACGCCGAGGGCGGCTCTGTCACAACCAGCAAGACCACAAACGACAATGTGATTGACCTGTTGACCAAGGCCAAAGGTACTGGCACCAAGGACACCACGGATTACAGCGCCTATGTCAACGAGCTGTACGGTAAGTACGGCAGTCCGTCCGGCATCCAGTCCAGCCTGCGTGGAACCGAGTTAAACACTCCGCCCGCATTCGACTACAATGCTCTGTACACAGGCGGCTCTGGCTACGCGCCGGGCGTGAATCCTGAGTTCATGTTCTTCGGCCAAAAGGCTCCCAGCACGGGAGGCGGCGGTACTGGCGGTGGAACCGGTGGTGGAACAGGCGGTGGCGGCGCTGGTACTGGCGTTGGTGGCGGTGGCGGCACAGGTGTCAATATTTCTGACATTATTGGTGGCGTTGGCACTGGGCCGACTGGCGGAGATTTTGCTGGCGGAAACTTTAGCGGGCCGATTAACGCGGGCGGTTATTTTGGAACCAGCCCAAGTCTTCAGCCGCCCGATAGTGGCGGTGGCCTAAGCGGCTCAATCGGCCAACCATACGATTATTTTAATGGTCAGCCAAGCTCAAATACGACTTCAGGGACAGACATCGGAAGCGTCATTGCCGGTGGAAGTTCATTTGAT